CGGGTTAAGAAATAAGAAGTCCTTAATTTAATATTAAGACTGAAGAAGCAAATTTCACCAAAACATGAACTGGACTAGGAGATTAACAACCTAGTACTAATCTATAAAATTAGATTTGGATCATGCAAAGAGTGGAAGGAGCATAAATAAGTTGTACTGGTGTGTACCTTCTTTACAAAGAGGGACTCTACACGCGTTTCTGCGCAGCCCCAGTCATTGCATCTTCTAGATGTTGACTCTTATTTATCTTCTCTTAAACTTATATTTAAAGACTTTTCTTTCAGGAAGACTTTTAGTCGTCTTGGAACTTAATGCCGTTGTTGGAAACCAGTAAACATCATTTGACCTCAAGTAAAAAATGTTATAGGACAGATATTAGGATCTGCTCTATTAGATTTTTTATTTGATTCTTCTAAAAATTTTAGAAGTTTTAGGTCATTTGTTATTTGCTGTTTATTCTTTTTTGACTGCTCGAGTATTCGGTATGTTGATGTAGCGGACTGAACCTGTTCTAAAATCTTTAATAATTGATCTAGCTCAAAATGTTTAAGATTTACAGGTCTCATCATCCGTAATGTCAGCATATCCTTAAAGAAGACAGTATACATATATCGTCTAACTAAGATAGATCCAGAATGACCTACAAATTGAAGAAACATCTTCATGCAGTATTCATCTGTATATTTATCTAAGATAGATTTTATCTGTTTACGAACAGCAGCTAAATGGTATCGTTCATCCCTTGAATAAGCAAAAGAAATGAAAGGAACTAAATCCTTTACATCGCTTCCTCGTCAATGACGAGCCAGCATATCTTTTGCTCATTTGATGGGAAACCCGATTACTTTACTTTTCCCAAAAGGTATAATAATCTGGTGAACTTCAGATACTTTTGCTAATATTCATTCAATCGGAAAGACGTTTCTACTAACAAGACTTGTTATAAGACTTAAATAGGAATTGTTATCCTTTTCAGGTCTCATATCATTCATGTTCGATTGTATAATAGTTTTCATTGAGGAAAATAAAAACTCATTATGCCTCGCTCATCAGTAGCTGACTATTGACAAGCGACCTGCGAATGTATCTTGATGGAAGAAGATTTTTCAGGAAATCGGAGAAACATCTGTAAGATTGTATGAAGTTCTTTTTGCAAACTCTACTACTGGAGCTTTCTGAATAGACACTACAGATTTTGAAGTGTTTATCGGGACTCCATAGAGAGCCATTAGCTCTACGTACTTAGTAGCAAGATTGCGATCAAAGATCACAATATCATCACCAAGTATCTCATATTGATCTGTTCAGCCTTTGTTACCAAGTAGTTGGTTACAAAACTGCATAATCAAATGATGTGTAAGAGCTAACATTGCTCAAGAACTTAAAGCTCCCATGGGCTGGCCGACTTGATATTTTACTCATTTTTCAGTGATACCATAAAGGTCTTCACCGTTTGATTTTGAAATGTCATATGGTCTATTGACCAATATATCAGATCATAATCAAGCTAACTCTTCACCTATAATAGGTTTAAGA